CACAAGACACTGAGAAGAAGAATAAAAACTTAATAAAACCTTATCAATTACCCTTCCAATACCTTATCGGATGTTACCTAGTTATTTATAAGGTTTTCCAATGATAGTAGTGACATTTATTGAGACACTACCACCACCACCCATAACGATTTTAGAGGGCTAGGGAAGGGTTATGGGGGTATTTGCAGCAGGTGTATCTACGTTAACCCCCTCAGATTTTTTTATCAAATCTTTTTAATCCATACAATTACAGTTATCACTACACTTACGATTTAATATAGCACATATAATTCTTTTAAAGTACCTATACATTTTATCTAACCCTTCTATAATTACTTTATAACTAATATATAATAGAGTGTATATATCTGTTCCCTCTAGTATGCACCCTATTAATTTTACCTTAAATTCAACCAGTTATCTGACTTAGCTTTTCTCCCCACAGCAGTCTCCATAAACTTCTCTAACTCTTCATCAAGTAAAGTGTTCTTATGGTCTTGTACTGCATCCTCAATATCCCTATCCATAGTCTCTACCCAGTAGGCAACTGCTATAGACAGAGCATCAAGTCTGTCATCATGTATTAAGCTACCCTTATCTCTAGTTAGTCGAGTTAACTGATAAAACAGTTTATACTTTAAAGCATTGTCGTAGTTATAGTCCTCTGTAATGACTTTATCATCCACTACAAGCCTGTGTTGGTTTAGTATAGGCTCTAAGGTATCTATAATCCTTTTCTCCTTCTGTACGTTATGCCTAACCTCTTCTATAGTAACTGGGTGCACTTTACTGAGGACAGGCTTTAGTATCTGAGTAAACATCCCATCACCAAAGTTACTTTCTACAATAACCTTGTTGACGTTCTGTCTCTTAGCAACACCTGCTAAAACATCTAATGACTTCTGTTGATAACCGTCTTGAGTTCCACCACATTCGGTGAGGTACAGCATCCCTTTCATCATTTTGACAACTGCATAAGCTGTCTCGTCCTTTCCTCTTCCTGCAGGGTCGATACTCATCACCGAACCATCCCATTCTGCAGTTTCCTGACTTATTGTCATTGGATTGCACCAGTAGTCTCCTTTCAGTCCTATATTGGGTAATTGTTTACATCCGTCTAACTGTTCCTTACCAGAAGCCCACTGTACATTGACAGGTGCTTGCTTCCATGAGGAGCATCCAGACATCACTACGAAGTCGTTAAGTTTTAGAGGGTATTTGTCAGCATCAGAAAGGCTAACATCAAGCATAAATTGTAAAGCAAACCCACTTCTACCATAAGAAGCCTCTCTTTCTAATAAATCATCTTCATCAAACCTCAAAGGGTCTGTTGGTTTTCCTTCTAAACCGTCTTTCTCAGCTATTGTAGGGGATAATTTATACCCCATAGCCACCTTTAAACGGTCATCAGGGTATCTTGAAGTCCATATCCTAGTCTTATAGCCCCTCTCATCTAAGAGGTTATATATGGACATCTCTGTTTGAGGAGTCCCTAGAAAGACAATCCTTCCATTAGGCTTAATAATCGCCTCAAATTCCTTAATAGTCTCTGCTAACTTGTCTCTCATCATCTGTGTCATAGAGTTATTGGCACTCTCTACGTCATCAGCAATGATTAAGTCTGCTCTTGACCCTGTTAACTGCCCTGTTATCCCTAAACTCTTTACTGAAGGAGCATGAGAGGCTTGTGCAGGAGCAACATCAAAGCTTATCTTAGACATTCTCTGCCCATCTCTAGGCTTTAGGTGGGCTAACAGAGGCATTTCATGGATTAACCTCAGAGTAAACGTACTGAAGTCATCTGCCCTAGTCTTAGAGGCAGACACAACCAATATATTCTTCTGTGGATTGAGTAGTAACTGGTGACAGACGTAGGCTGAAGTTATCCAACTCTTGCCTACACCCCTGAATGCTTCAATAACAACCCTCCTCCCTGTTTCATCCTGTAGGAAGTTAGAGATGTCGTACTGGATTGGGGTAGGGTCAGGGAGGTTAAGGTGTTTCCATGTTAAGTATAAAAAGTTTTTGAAGTCCTTCAGTTTTCCTACAGTCTTCAAAGAGGACTACTGAAGAACTTCCCCCTGAAAGGAAAGATTTCTCCACCACCGAAAGGGTCTGAGATTTCTGTGTTGTACCCTAATGCTTTAAGTTCTTCTTTCACCATCTTGTCAGCCTCTTCCCTAGATTGGATGGCTGCTCTCAATGCTGCTGTCTTCTTCTCTCTGTATTCCTTTTTCTTGGATGTTAGAGTTGTTTCAAGTTCTCTGATTTCTGAAGCTAGTGTTTCTAAATCTTCCATCTCTGTCATTATCTCTTTCTCTCAATAGCCCTCAGAGCCATTTTAAAGCCCACTGAGGGGGGTTAAATTGTTTTTAGGTATGTTGCCCTACCAAATTAGTTTATCTTGTCTGTAACCTCGTCAAATGGAAGTTCATCTAAGAGGCTACCTAGAGCATTTGAGTCTGTTGGTATGGCTACTACATCGTTATCTTTTAAGAATTGTCTGATTACGTTTAAATCTGCAGACTTTATTTCAGGGTCACGGAGCTTTTCTAGGAGCACCTGACCTAATTCCTCATGTAGTTGGGTGAATAATGTATTCAAATTAACACTCATTTTCTGTCCCTCAATCTATATATTAAATTTATGCAAGTATTTACGGATACTGCGACTAATGTAGACACCGATAAGAAGATGTTTATGAGTTCATAGTCCATCACTTCTTACCTCCAAACATCTTTGTAGCTCCTTTTATTCCAAATGAGGCACTCACAATTATTCCTAACGTGTATTTATACCAATCTGGTGTCATGGCAAGGGCTTCAAACCCTCTTTCTACATATCCTACTGTAAAGGGTATGAAACAAAGGAGCAGAGGAATACTGAATAAAATGGTAAGGTATTCATCTTTCCATGACCCTCCAGAATTTTTTACTGCTTCTATGTCCCATTCTACTTCCCCTTTAATTTGTTGTTCCATTAAAGAGGTTTCTGCCTCAATCTTCATTAACTTTTGTTTAGCTTTAGCCTTTTTAGTATCCATATAGCCTGAAACAGCATCACCTGCTATTCCTGCAAGGCTTTGTATTAGAACATTTATCATCTAACTAAAATCTCCTCTTAAAAACAAACCCCAAGCAACTATAATCCCAAGACCTAACACCATTATTAATGAACCTACTGTTATATTAATTATTAAGTCTCTTTTCTTTGCTTGTGCTTGTAATTCTTTTTGTATTCTTGCTCTCTCGTTAGCAATCTCTGCCTGTAGTCTTTCCCACTGCCCCATACCTCCGTATAGGAGAAAGATGCTTCTAAGTTCATCTCTCATTTGTCGCATCTGTTCCTTTTTAAAATGCTTCTCAATGGCTGAGTCCTCTGCTACAGAGAACCTACTACTCTTTTGTCGGCTTTCTCCGAACTGTAGTTCAGCCTCACCTTTAGCGTACCTTGAAATAGCTCCTGATAAAGACCCTAAGTCTTTCCCCATTTTTACGGCTTTCATTATAGCACCGTGTCCTGCACTAACTGCAGCAAATGCTGAAATAGGGTCAATCATTTTTTAATACTTTCTATCTAGTTCTTTCTGAATAAACCTTACTTCTGTTTCCAGAATACTAATTCTTCTTAAAACATCATTCCTATCTCCAATACCTACAGCCATATGATTACCTAAAGTCTTTACATCAGAGTCAATAGTGCTAATACTTGTTGAATTAGCATCAACATCCCTTTTTAAGTTTACTGACTCTTCAATAGCCATTGTGCTACTTAGTTCTGCAACAGTAGAAGTAAGGTCTTTAATTGTAGAATCAGTCTGTGCTACATACCATACTGCTGCTGAGACTTGTGCTGCAAGAGTTACAGCAAGTCCTATAGAAAGTTTAACATCCATTACTTTATCCTTCTATTAAAGTTTCATAAATACTGAGGATGCTAATGCTATTATTACTAAAGTAGACCCCATAATCATGGCTTCTAGTCTCCACAGTCTTTTATTTAATTCTGATAATCTTTGCTCAACCATTTGGTAACGCAATGCACACTCCTTTTCATGGGCTTCCAGTTCTAGTTCAACTTTTAGTTCTGGCTCTACACTCATCCTGCTATTTCCTTATCCTATTTTCATTCCCATAAAAGCTGTTCCATTACTACCTCTAAAATCTGCACTGCTATCATTGTCTTGATATGATTGTACATACACATAATCACCTACATCTAAATACGCTAACGCATGGGCATCTAAAGTATCCCAAGTTCCTTTCGTATTCATTTCGCCATATCCTACTAGTATAGTTGAACTTGCTGATGTATCATAATGTTGGATATAAGTTCTTTCTTTGCCATCAGAAGGTCCATCCTGATACCTACCAATAGCGTGCATAGAATACCAACCTGCTTGACCACTTGGTATAGTAATTCTTCCATTTGATGACATAGTGTTTGTGACATTAGTTGCAGTTGTTGTTGTATCCCAAAGAATTGTAGTTGCTGTATTTTGACTGATTGTTTGACCACTACTTCTACTCGCACACCAATAAGCATTAGGACTAGTTACATTTCCAGTAAAAGCATAATTATCATCTAGCTTTAATATAGTGTTGTCTACAGCATCAGCATTAATACCGCCTGTTCTTATTTTAGTTAGTGCCATGTGTGCCTCCTACGATGGTTTAGTTGGAAATTTTGCATCATCAAGAGAGGTAGCTGTTTTTGTTATATCTCTTAGGTCTTGCCTGTATTTCTTTTGAGCATCCGTTATGGTTAAGTCGGAACTAGCCCACCAGTCACATTCAGCTAGTAATCTATCTCTTTCTACTCTAAGTAATCTCATTGGCTCTGCATCTTGTAAGGCTTTTAGCTTGTCACTAACTTGCTTCCAAGTCACACCAAAGTCTGAAGGCTTATCGCTTTCGATTGCTGAACCATTACTATCTCTCCCAGTTACTTTACGGAACATAGCATTAAACTCTGCTTCTGTTGTCGGCTGTCCTTTTAGCAACCAATCTTTTATATTTAACTCAGTTAAAGCTGTTGTTATATCTGTCATTATTTTAAATCCCTTACCCTGCAATTTCTAGAATAGACATATATGATTTCTGATTCTGATAATTCAAATATACACCATTACTATTGTATGAATTGTACTGAACCTTATAAGTCACTTCAGAAGTTGTGTTAGGTGAATCTTGTACCACATCTCCAGAGTTAAACATGATTGCTCCACCATAAAAAGCACCTCTACCTAACGAATAAGCATCGGTGTATATACTACTCCCATCTCTTAGTAATCTTGATGCTGAAGCTGTCCAACCACCACCTACATGAGCACCATATATAAAAAATTGCCACTGAATAATAAATTTTGAATTTGAAGCAGTGGGTGTAACATCTAATGTTAATCCAGTGTCAGCGTAAGTAGCACTAGTGTATTGAGAATGTGCAGTCGCATAAGTCATATAGTAATGATTTAATA